GTTTCTTTTGCATTTAATATAAAAGAATATAATTTAGTTTCTCCAACAGGAATAGACAAGCTGTCTGTAAACTCATGTACAAACTCTGTAGAAGGTCTTTTAGTAGCACCACCGTATTCTAACGGAATAAAGTTTTCCATTTTAATACAGGATTTATCATATATCTCATTGTCAGTTCTAGCATATACATATGGAGATACTTCTCCTCCATTAAAAGCATTAATAACTTTTTTAGCCATAACGCCTCCTAACTAAAGCTACCATATGATGTTTGTGAAAATGGTGGATATGAGTTGTTGTATGATGAGTTAGATGTATATGTAGCTTCTAACCACTCGCTATCAATAGTAGGTGGATCAAGACGCTCTGTGCCGTTAACACGCCGTGCTTCTGGCATAATTACAGAGTTAAACTCTTGTAATAAAAATTCATACATTTTTAAATCACCAGTAATTGGTATAGCCATACGAGCTGCTAGTAATGTAATAAACGCTTGTGCAAATAAAGAATCCATTGCGACAGGGTCAGGAATACCATCATAACATAAAAATACTTTTTCTTCATTAGTTAATATAGCGTTACCTTCTATTACCCAATCAACACGAGGTTTCATAAATTTATATACTTCTGCTGAGTTAGTGAGATAAAATGATCTTATAGCATCGGTAGGAAGTGCAAATGAAAAATCATATTCAAAGTCTGGTTTTACTGCAGTTACTGAAACTACTCCATGATCAGCACCGCCACTATAAGTATGTCCTACAGGAGTATATGTATTATCACCAGTAAGATCACCTGTTGATGTAGTTCCATCCCCTGCGGCTGATGCTAAACCACTAATACCCCATACACCTTTATCTCCCTTACTATTATAATTTTGGTAATCAAATGAGATTGTAAGACCTGTAGTTACTGTAGGATCTGTAAAATATTTAGGTCTTCCAGCGAAAGATAAAGTTTCTGATGCAAATAAAGTTGTACCTGTTCCTCCACCTATAGAAGCAACATTACCACCTTGAGTTTCTACAAGAATTTCATATGGAGAAAGTCGCTGTCGTTTTTTACAACAGTTCCAAGAATGCATTCGAGTTAACTCTCCAAGAGTTTGTTCGTAATGTAAGTTAACTGTTTTTGCGTGAGATATTGTGTTGGCTGTTATCTCAGAGTCGCTTAATGTGAGACGCTCACTACCAAGTTTGCTGAGTGCAAGATTAATTATATTTGTTTTAGTAAGAGCCATAATAAAAAAAAGGGTAAGGGGAGGTTGCCCTCCCCAATGTATTACTCGTTTGTAGCGATTAGGATGTATCCAGAAATTGTAACTGATTGATTTACATCAGAGTCAGTTGTTACAATTAATGTCTTTCCTCCTAAGTCAACACTACCTGTCGCACTACCAGTAGTAGGAAATGCAATGCTTCCTGCCGCAGATGTAGCACCTGAAGTACCTACTGCATCAGTATCATCCGCATGACCAACAAGAATAGTAGAGTTAGTGCTACCACTATTTGGATCTGTGAAGAACAAGCTCGCACCAATTAAGCGTGCTTCCTGTGGAAGAACACCACTAATAGTGTGAGTTCCTGCACCTGTGCCTGTTGCTAAGGATACTGGAATTGCTTGAACATTTCCACGATAGTTAGACTTTGTAACGATACCAGAATTTAGGTTTGTTACTTCTGTAGAATTAGCCATAATTAATCTCCTTACTGCTTACAAGCGATTGCGATAACTTTTTCTTCTTCCATACGAACAGCACCGAACTCGGCTTTCATGTAAGCATAGTAGTTGAACGACTTATCAGCACGCTCACTAATTTTAGTTGTCATGTCTGGATTAACTTCAAACAACGCCGCATCTTGGATCATTGCATAACAAGCACGAGTTGCTGTGCTGTCTGTGTCTTTCCAAACGCCTGTGTCTGTATTAACATCAACATCTAAATCAATGTTAAAGTCAGCAGAAGCAGTTGGGTTAGCTGTGCTATGGAAAGGAACAATATTAGAAATACAGAAGCTCGCACCCATGTAGTCATAAATTTGTCCTGCACCTTGCTCGTTAACCTTAGCACCGCCACGATTATCGAAGTCAGTGAAGTTAGTGTCGTTCATGATGTCCTGCCACTGATGCCAAGAAATCTTAAACAAAGGCTTCTGAGTTTCAATGTCAACAGACTGATTACCAAACTGAGTCAATGTTTCAAGGAATTTAGCGTAGTTAAATCCAAGAGGAGTAGATCCTCCTGCACCATCAAAATCTACGTTAATGATACCTTTTTCATAAGAACCAGATATATCAGTAATCTTACCTGAAACACCAAAGTTTACTGCACTAGAACCGTCAACGCCACCAAAACTACCTGAATTAAGTAGTGCTTGGTCGATAACTAAGTCTTCTTGACGAAGAAACTTGTTCTTCATAACAGTTAACTTTTGTGAACGAGGATCAACACCCATCTTGCTCAAGTCAGCCCAATCCATGAATTGACCGTCTTGAAATTGATTACGAGTAATTTTACGTCTGCTATAATCAATGTCAGATACAGGAGAATCTCCGAAACGATTGGTTACCTTGCTAGGCAAACCACCACCAGTTGTTCTTTGGTAAATACCTTCTTTACGGAACAGATCGCCTGTAGCGAGCTGAATGTAAGGACGCATTTTACCACCTTTTGTTTCGACCGTTTCACGAATAGCACGGTCAAAACCAGTAATATAAGTATTAAGCAGATTACCCGCCATAATACACCTCCATAATTAATAATTTAATATACAAGTTTTAGTCGGCTCTGAGTATCCTCACCGTGAGGGTCTAGCCTGATATAAGGTTCTCACCCCAGATTATCTTTCGGGCTTTAAAAGGTTTCCGCTTCAAATCTGCCTGACTTATATGCAATAACTACAAATATGTCAAGTTAAAACTTATGAAATCTTCTCAAGAAGTCCCAAACGTTGTTTTAACATCTGTTGATATGTAACATCGCTTGTGCTTCCTTCGTAGTTTCTCATTTCTTCTTCCAATAAATCAAGTTGATCAGATATAGTAGCTACATTTTGTTCTACGCTACTTTCAATAATTTCATCTTCGCTAATTATAGGAACAATATTTTCAAATACAGCTTTAATAAAGTCTACATTATTGCCAATAGCAGGATCATCTTTAAACTCTTCAAGCCCAAGATAGTCCATTACATTGGCTACTTTACCCATGTTGTATTCAAACTTATCACCAGTCCACTCTTTACGAAGCGTGTCTTCTGCTTCGCGAACAGATAGCTCTTCATTTTGTTCTATTTGCTGAAGGTCAGCAGAACCGCTTTCAATTTCCCAATCAGCGATTGCTTGAGCTTGTTCAACTGTAAGACCAACTTTGTGAGCCAACTCTTTAAAAGAACCAAGCCTTGCTTCGTCCAACTCTGTACCCTCAGGTATTTCTCCAGTAGTGATTTCATATTCATCCACCTCATTTGGAATGTTCATTATCTCTCGCCGTCTGGCGATGTCGTTTTGATCTTCTGAAAGCCAAAAATCTTCTGCTTTCTTTCCGACTTGCGACTGAGCATTGATTGCTCCTTTAACTAAGTCTGTTACATTATCGTACTTAGACCATATCGAGTGCTTACCTAAATCATCAGGTAGGGCATCTCGCCATGTTTCGTTAAACTTGCCCTCATCATTTAAGATGTTTAGAGGCTGTGTTGCAGTTTCCTCAACTGAGGGTGCTTCAACAGGTGTCTCCACTTCTTCGCTCATTTATTCTCCTATGTTAGCGTTTGTATGTTTTTTTAACTGCTTTCTTAGCAGTTTTCTTTTTAGAAACTTTTTTAGCTGTTTTCTTTTTTTTCATTCCGTGCATCATTTTACCACCTCCACATTTCATATTAACATTTCCATCTTCTTCGTGCCTGACGAATACGACTGTTAGGGTCGTTTTTTGTTTTAGCACTACTTCGTTTCAGTTGCCCTAGTGATCTAGCACAATACGATTTTCTTCGGTTAGCCGCTTTGCTACCTTTTTTTACTTTACCAGTTACAGCAGTCTTTAACTTTGACTTAGGATTAGCACGCCGATATGCGGCAACACCTTTCTTGGTCATGCCTGCGCCAGATTTAGTAGAGCGGTAGTTACCGCCTTTACCAACAGTTCGTCTAATTACAGTCTCAGCCATTATTTTTTATTCATCACAGTTTTTTTCTTTTTATAATTCATTTGCTTTTCTAGTCTGTTTAGCTTTTTAAGTTCTTTCTTATATTCAACAGGATCTACTATATTATCTACATCTTTCATATTACTAGCATCGTCATATGCCGATAACCTTTTATTAATTAACGATAAAGTTTTCTCCGCTTGTTTTGGGTATTTTTTCTTTGCCTTTTCTGCTTTTTTTGTTTTTCGCACATTTTCACGAATTTTTCTACGCCATGCAGGCATTTTCTTTTCAGCTTCTCTTTCTGCTTGTCGTTCAGCTTTTCTTGCCGCTTTTTTTTCTTCTTTATTTTTTAACATTTTAATCCTCCGAAATCATAGCTTCTATGTATCTATACACATCTTGCATAGCGTTTCTATATGCACACTCTGTGTGGCTCAATTCACTACCTGCTTGTTCATCAATAGCAGAAAGTCTACGCAAGTCTTCTAAAACAGTTTGACCTTCTGGAGATAATAACACCCTACGATAAGCGTTAATTAGTTTCTGTAGTTCATTCTCCTCCACTTATGCCCTCCTGTGCTAATATACTGTTAGGATCAACTGCCCCACTTACTTTCTGTGCAGCATCTGCCATAGCAGGCAATGACTGCATCATACGTTGTTGTTCAGCCGCTTCAGCTTTTTCTTGCCGTTCTGATTCAACTTCAGCAGGGTCTTTAAGAGCGTTCATACTAGAGCTGTTAGCAAACCAAATTTCTTGGAACAACTTGTCGTAGTCTACATTCTCTAGTGACTGCAGAGCCTGTGGATTCATTTGAGCTAATTCACCAAATACACGCATTGTATTTACTGCACCCATAGTCTCAAAAGATTTAGTTGCTAAAGACAAACGACCAACATAATCAACTTCATACTCTGCCGACTGCGACAATTCTTGTGGTACAGGAGGAAGCATTTTGCGTTTCTGAAGTATATAAAATAAATGATTCATTACTGGAGTAACGTGTTCTTCAATGTATCTAGCTACAAACGGTGTAAGAGTCATTAAATCTGTAGTCATACGCTCGTTAACTTCAGTAGCAGTCATATTTCTGTACTGGTCTAACGGACGGAACAGATGATTAAAGAACGCTTTTTTAATCTGCATTTCATGCATATCGTACATTTCTTTAGCTAATGCAGGATTTCCGTTAGGTGCAAGCCGTTCTGGCTTTCCATTAGGATTAGTAGCACGCCACTTAATAAATGAACCCGCACGATTACTCATACCTGAAACACTGTCGTCATCAGGAATCAACCATTGTGGGTTAGCCTGTTGCTCAGATGCAATCATAAGTGATCGGTATACCACGTTGGTACGCCGAGCTGTCCCTAGAACCATGCTCATAGGCGAACGACCATATATTTCTTCGTTACCGACCATAAACCGTGATACTTTAAATGGGTTGTAATCAAAGCCACTTTCTTTAATTATCTCTTTAGAGTCTTTGGATACATGATAAGAAGCAAAAGGTTTTTCTGTAGCTTTTAGACTACCGTATTTAAAGTCCTCACGAGGTGCAATGTACTGAATAAACTTGTACTTATTGTCTTTCCCCATCTCCATTTCTTTAAATATCTTATCGAGTCTTGCCTCTTTTACAGCTTCTTCACCAAACTTTTGCAGCACCTGACGACCTGTAAGCGTATACTCACGAGCTACTGTATCTACCTCGTGCAAATGGTTTTCAGCAATACGAATATCATCTACAACGTAATTACGAAACCGAACTACATTGCGGTCGTCTTCTTCCATCATAAGGCAGTTAGTACCAAAGCAACCTAAAGAAAGCAGAGATTGAA